GGCGAGGGGGCTTGCCCCCGTTTGAGTGCGTAGCACTCACAAGATCTTTGGTAAATCAGAGAATTTGGGGCTGCTTCGCAGCCCAACGGGGGCAAGCCCCCTCGCCACAAGCCCGCTCCCACATTGAACGAGGCCCCCGATGAACAACGCTCTGTCCCAGCTCCAACCCTACCCGTTCGAGAAACTCCGCGCCCTGCTCGGCAGCGTGACGCCGAACCCGGACAAGCGTCCGATCGCGCTGTCCATCGGCGAGCCGAAACACCGTTCGCCAAGCTTTGTCGCCGAGGCCCTGGCCAGCAACCTGGATCAGATGGCGGTGTACCCGACCACCCTCGGCATTGCGGCCCTGCGTGAGGCCATCGCAGCATGGTGCGAGCGTCGCTTCGACGTCCCCAAAGGCTGGATCGACCCGGCGCGCAACGTACTGCCGGTCAACGGCACCCGCGAAGCACTGTTCGCCTTCACCCAGACCGTGGTCAACCGTGACGATGACGCGCTGGTGGTCAGTCCGAACCCGTTCTACCAGATCTACGAAGGCGCGGCGTTCCTCGCCGGAGCCAAGCCGCATTACCTGCCGTGCCTGGACGAAAACGGTTTCAACCCGGATTTCGACGCCGTGTCGCCGGACATCTGGAAACGCTGCCAGATACTGTTCCTGTGCTCGCCAGGCAACCCGACCGGTGCATTGATTCCGGTGGAAACCCTGAAGAAGCTGATCGCCCTGGCCGATGAGTACAACTTCGTGATTGCCGCCGATGAGTGCTACAGCGAGCTGTACTTCGACGAACAAACCCCGCCGCCTGGCCTGCTCAGCGCTTGCGCGGAACTGGGTCGCAAGGACTTCAAGCGTTGCGTGGTGTTCCACAGCCTGTCCAAGCGCTCGAACCTGCCAGGCCTGCGTTCAGGTTTTGTCGCCGGTGACGCCGACATCCTCAAGGGCTTCCTGCTCTACCGTACCTACCACGGCTGCGCGATGCCGGTTCAGACCCAACTGGCCAGCGTTGCTGCGTGGAATGACGAAGTGCACGTTCGCGCCAACCGTGCGCTGTATCGCGAGAAATTTGATGCGGTGCTGGAAATCCTCAGCCCGGTCATGGACGTACAGCGGCCGGATGGCAGCTTCTACCTGTGGCCGAATGTGGCCGGTGACGACGCAGCGTTCTGCCGCGACCTGTTCGAACAGGAGCACGTGACGGTGGTGCCGGGTTCTTATCTGTCGAGGGATGTGGATGGCGTCAACCCGGGTGCCGGGCGTGTGCGCATGGCACTGGTTGCGCCGCTTGCTGAGTGTGTCGAAGCTGCCGAGCGGATTCGCGCGTTCATCCAGCGCCGCAAATAACCGCGCCGCCGCTCAGGGCCAGGTGTTACATCACCTGGCCGAGCTTGGCCTCACTCAGATCCAGTTCCCCCAACACCTCACGCAACACGTCATCGCCAATCTGGTGATGACGACTGAGGCTATACAACTCCAGGCGCTGCGCCCGCAGCGCCTTCAAGCGCAAGCGCCGTTCCAGCAAGTCCATCTGAAAGGCCAGGGCCTGGGCTTCAGCGGAATCGTTGAAGACCTCCAACTGGTGGCGATACTCGGACATTATTCGCGCCTTGAGCTCGGCGGCCAGCGCAGATTGAGCGGCGTCCTGCGGGTTGACCCCTTCTGTCTCAAGCGCATGAATGGCCGCTTCGGCGGTTTTGCGCCAGGCGTCGCGCACTTCATTGCGCCGCTTGTCGTCCGGGCTGGCTTCGATGCCACGCAACAACAGTGGCAGCGCGATGCAGGCCGCAATCAACGACAGCAGAATCACCCCGGCAGCAATAAAGATCAGCAAGTCCCGCTCGGGAAACGCGCTGGCACCCATGAGCATCGGCACCGACATTACACCCGCCAGCGTCACGGCCCCGCGCACACCGCCCACGGTCAGCAACCAACAGGATCGCGCTGTCGGCACCCGGGTCACTTCACCCTTGCCGCGCAGGCGCCGCAGCAGCACCGACAATCGCCAAATGCTCTGCACCCAGACGAAGCGCAGGGCCAGTAGCACCAGGAAAATCGCCACTACGTCCAGCCCGCGATACAGCAACGTCGGCCATAGCGAGGTTTCGTGACTGGCCACTGCCTTGATGATGTCCGGCAATTGCAGACCCAGCAGCAGGAAGATCAAACCATTGAAGGCGAACTCCAGCAGCGACCAGACGCTGCGATTGAGCAAACGCGTATTGGTCTGGCGCGGCAACAGATCGAGCCAGCTCTGCATCATCCCCGCCGCCACCGCCGAGAGGATGCCCGACACTTCCATGCGCTCGGCCAGCACGTAGGCCGCAAACGGCAGCAGCAACATGAACACCACATGCGTCGCCGGATCATCCCAGCCGCGCGCGATCATCCACGCTCGCAGACGGCCGACCAGCCAGCTCAAGGCCACCCCGACGGCCAGACCACCCACGGCGACCATCACGAACGTCAGGCTGGCATTGGCCAGTGAAAACACACCGGTCACCGCCGCCACCAGCGCAAATTTGAACGTCACCAGGCCCGAGGCGTCGTTCATCAGCGCCTCGCCCTGCAAGATGTGCATCAACGGGGTCGGCAGGCGATTGCGGGAAATGGCCGACACCGCCACCGCATCCGTCGGCGACAGCACGGCCGCCAGGGCGAACGCCACCGGCAACGGCACACCGGGCAGCAACCAGTGAATGAAATAGCCGGCGCCGACCACGGTAAACAGCACCAGACCCACCGCCAGGGTCAGGATCGGGCCGCGCAAGTGCCAGAATTCGCGCTTGGGCATGCGCCAGCCATCGGAGAACAACAGCGGCGGCAGGAACAGAAACAGGAACAGTTCGGGATCGAGGGCTACATGGAGGCCGAGCGTCGGCCAGGCAAGCAAGGCCCCGGCGGCAATCTGCACCAACGGCAACGGCAGCGGAACCACCCGTCCGATCAGGCGTGAGACGCCGACCAGCATCAACAGGATCAGGACGGTGTAGGCGGTTTGCATAAAGCGGGATTCCCGGACGCATTGAAGTGCCATATTAGCCGCTTAGACTACTGGTGGCCCTTGCACCTATGTCGCACCCGGACCGCGCCAATCCCTGTGGGAGCGAGCTTGCTCGCGATGGCGTCAGGTCAGTCAACATTGATTTCGACTGTCATGCCCTCATCGCGAGCAATCTCGCTCCCACAGGTTTTGCGTTTTAACTGAAAGGCCATGGCATAATCCGACACCTTTTTTATCCAGCACCTGCAAAGGGGGCAATTCATTGACCGTTTCAAGCAAAACGTTGCACCTTTTCGGCATCAAAGCCTGGGATGCCGCATAAAAATCAAGCAAGGTCTTTATAATCAAGGCCTTGAGCTACAAAACAGCCACAAAAAGCGGTGTCTTTTACGACGTTTTAGAACTCAATAAACATTGGTCCAAACGGTTGCATTTTGGGGAAGAATTTCCCGCAGCAAATCCCACCTCCGGCGTCCTGCCGACCGAACACAATTCCTTCCTTTATATAGGCAACACTTTCAATGCACGCTCATAAATAGCCAGCCGATCGGTCTGGCCATTCAAGCCACCATTTACCTTCCGGGTGATCGCTTCGAACCTTCCGGCATCCGCTAGTTCGCTGAGGCCATTGCTCGACCAGAACCAGGCGGCAGACAGCGAGGCATAGACCGGCTGCTCCAGCAATTCAGGATTGGTCAGCAGGTCTAGGTTCAGGGCCGATCCGCACGCCTGGTAGTTGACCCAGCCCGTCACTTGAATCAGCCCCCTTCCCCGGTACCGCCAGCCGTCACCGGTCACCGCAGGCCCATTACCCAGGCGCGAGGCGTAAACGATGTTCGCGATCTGCTCGGGCTTGCGGGCGCAGCTGGTCGCCGTCATCAGGTTGAACCGCTTAGGCCAAGTCCTGATCAACCCCTCGGCGCTGTAGTTCAGGTTCTCGACCAGGGTGCGCAGTTGGCCGGACTCATGCCCGACCTGCGCCAGAAATGCGGCCGCGCGCAGACGGCCTTCAATCTTGAAGCGCGCCATCGCGTCATTCAGCGCGGACACAAAAACGCCGGCAACTGGGCCGGCGTTCGGGAGGATCCGCAGCAACTGCTGCGATGTGATTGTCATTACTTTTCTCCGGACAAAAAAACACCCGCACTAGGCGGGCTTTCATATATGGCCAAAATGGTCGACGTTTTCGGTTTTGCAGCCCATACCTATCAAAGGGTCGGGCTAAAATTCTATCCCTGAAGGGACGCTAAGAAGCCACTTAAAGTTAACAACACCCAAACAAAAGAACTTAAAATTCATGATCCGGCAACTTTACACTATTTTCCCTGTTTTTAGGATCGGTAATGCCTTCGAAAATAAACTTCACCATTCCCTTGCCAAAATCACCAAACTCATTCTGCATCGTAGTCAAAAACTGTATGGTGTGTTTAGCCGCACCAACTAAGGCCCATGAACAATTATTAAAGTTGCAGCCTTCCAACAGAATAGGGCCTTCTCCACCGTACTCAATTACACAACCATCAAAGGTACAACCTTTATAATGGATATTATCAATGCGAATTTTCCCACCCGTAAATACCGAATCACTAAAATTAATCATTGACCGACCCCAAGATCACCATAAGTATTATTAGACAATCTAGGACTGCTAACGGAGTTCGTTGCAAGCCTTTCAAACGAAGAGTCATTTTTATAATCACTAGGTGCGTATAAGACCTTATGATTCCAATTAAGCGTCGCAAAAAAAGCAGCTACCAAGGCAGAGGGGAACATCATCAGAAACCAAACATAAATTAATTGAACAGATGGCTGTAAAAATGGAAGTACCGTAGTAGAGCCAACCTCAACAATTCCTGCAAAAATCGCAATGATTGTAAGAGGATTTTTGATTGTCGCAGATATTGCCAAGACGCCTCCACCCTGCTTTATTTTTCCGACTCAACTCAGCCGACACGATAGGTTCAGCGCGTAAGCATATCAGAAAAACCCGGATTCTCTTAGGCAGCAGCCTCCTCGGGGAAAATGTGGCGGAGCGTGTACAGATCGCCATACGCAGTGCCATGCGGCCTCCTACGAAATGATTGTGTCTCCTCAACAGAGTACCGGCCCGCGGCTGTGTTTAAGACAGGAGCAAAAACGCCGGCGACGGGGCCGGCGTTCGGGAGGATCTGCAGCAGTTGCTGCGAGGTGATTGGCATAGTTTCTCCGGGAGAAAGAAGGCCAGCGTGATTAATGGCGGTACGAGAGAAATTCCCAAGAGTTGCCCAGGCTACAGTGGGTGCCTGGGCGGTTCGGTGCGCCTCTTGGGTTTTTTCCGCTGCCTATATGCTTAGTAGTTCTCGATCCGGTCGGTGCCGTCAGCGATCACTGCCGCCGCAGCTGCGTACCGCTTGATGAATGTCTTGTTGGTGCCCCAGGTTTGAATGGTCGTGTTGTAGGGAATGGCAATACTAGCCGCTGTGAACACCGCTTTCACATCTGCCCACAGGCTGACGTTCGGGACTATGTATATCCCGTCGGCGATATGAATCTTCGGCCGACCGGCACCGGATCCCGCGAATGGATAAGATGCGTCCGATAAAAACGCCTCGGGCAATACACCAATGAAAGAACAGTCGGCTGTCTTGACGACGGTGTTAGCGATAGTGCTGGTCGACTGCACGAAGCCTTTGTTGTATGCAAAGAAAGTGGGGTCGTTGACAAAGGTGCAGCCCCTGAAGCTGACAACCTTGTTGTTAAACACCGCGCCATGGTTACGGAACGAACACCCAATAAATCGCTCTTCAGGTGTGCCGCCCGACTGGACGGAGGCGCTGTTAACGTTTACGAACGAGACACCTATGTAAGTGTTATAGCCGCTGGTGGCCGATACCTGCGCACCCGTAGCGAAGTTCACTACCACACCACCAATAATCTTGATGTCTTTTGGGTTCTGGTCGCCATGGTACGCAATGTATTTACGGCTGTTAACGTCGGTTATGTCGAGCTCATAATTCTCACCATTACAGTGGATGATGTTGTTGTTAAGCAAGGTAACATACGGTGCTTTGAAACTAATCGCCTTGGTATAGTCAGTGCGGATTGCGTCATCAAAAACCACGGTATTGCGTGAAATAGTCACATCGCAGGATTTGGACACGGAAGACACAGAGATACCAATCGCGCAGCCGCGAAGGTAGTTACCGTCAATCTTGCACCCAACCGGCGCCGCACCGAACAGGCCCCACTCGACACCAATGTTGAAGCCGTAGCCGCTGTTGTTAACGCATTTAAAGTTGTTGCTGGAACCGACAAAGGCGCTGGAGCCGCCAGTATTGAACGGGTTGACGACCACGTTATCTTCCAGCGTCGCGCCGGCGATCCACATCTCGATGCCGATGTCACCCGCCGCGTTACGCTGAACCATATGGTTGTTGACGAACAGAATATTACGGTCATCGACCGCATTATCCAGACCGGTCCGGCCACGGCAACCGCGATAGCAGTCAAAGAAGCAATTGGACACGGTAATATTTTTCGGGGTCACGGCATCAGAGGATGATCCAACGGTCATGGCTTGACCGTTGGTGGTTACCCAACAGTTGTCGATTGTTACATCATGCGTACCACCCCGAAGGGCGAAAGGCGTGTTGCTTTCTGCAGGCGAGGTGTGGTTGATGCTTAGATTACGGATATCAAAACCATAGTCACCAATCGAAGTCATTTCAGCATTACCGCCAGCCGTACCGACCAATTTAATGATCGTTGACCTTCCGCTACCGATCAGATCAACACCGGGCTGCATAGCAAGACCGGTTTGCGTAATTGTGTAGGTGCCGTCGGCCAACTTGACGGCGGAGTATCCATTGTTGAATGCGTACAAAAGCGCGGCATTGATGGCTGGCGCCCACTCCCATGTACGGGGATCGTTAACGTCCGGCTTGGTTACGATTAGGTCAACGAACTGCTTTTCCCACACACTGATCGCATTAAGCGACAGTATTTGCCCTACAGTCGTTGCCGCCGTCGTTGGCTTGCGGCGGACATGGCCCATCAACCCAGAGCCGTTGTCGGGGTTAATAATGTCCGCGATAGCCTGACGTAGGGAGTCGTCACCTATCAGCTTTAATTTTGCTTCGTCCGCTGCCCAATTGGTTGTGGTGAATGGTATGAACGCGCTCTTTGCCCGGTATTCATTACCCAGGTAGGAAACGGTCTTGGTTGTGCGGTCTAGTAGGATTCCGGCAGCGTACGCGATTGGCGGCTCGTACCCACTGGCGCTCATGAAAGTGTTGAATTGTGTTACGCGGTTGCCTTGGTCTGCGTCGAACTCAGATTCGTGTCGAGCTTGATCAGCATCAAACTCGGACTCACGCCGAGTCTGGTCGGCGTCAAACTCAGCCTCGCGCCGAACTTGGTCAGCACCGTGTTCGCCCTCCATTCCAGCCCACGATTTACGGGGCACGCCCTTGCGATCGGGGTACGAATAGTTCGAGCCGAGCACCAGCAGATCCAAGTTCCGAGCGTTGTCGGACAAGTCTTTCGGAGAGGTGGAGCCGATCGGATTGCCGGTGTTGTGAGCCATGGGCATTTTCTCGCAGGCACGCCAGCGCCGCCGCGAGTTGGCGGAGTCGTAAGCGTTGAGTTTTAAGTTTTCCGGCGAGCTGCCGGTGGAATTTCGTTTGGTGTGTGAAGGCCAGGCCCGGCCATCACTGGGCGTTTATTCGTCGAAGTGGCGAGGCCACCCCTGATTCATGGTCCGGTCGAAGATGTCAGACATGAGAATGTACTCAGGCGCGATCAGCACCCACTCGGCATCTATGAGAGGACGCTTGAGCAGCCAGAGCTCTGCGGTAAACCGCCAATGATCAACGCCAACCAATTCTGGTCCGCGGTATATATCGTTGAAGTTTGCCTGGTAGTTTTCGAGCCCCAGCGGTGACTTGAGTGGACACTCAAATGGCAGCGTTCCGGAAATTAGAACATGCTCAAACCAGCCTTCAAACAATTGCGCCTCTGACGCACTGAGCAACCAGGTGACAGAAGTTCTGGTCGGTACATTCTGATAGGCGCGGCGCCGGATTTTCCTTCCGGTCACCAGTGGCGTACTGACCATCGGACTGACAGGATCAAAGCCATAACCCTCCCTCAACGGGAGCGGCAGACCTTCCGGGTATTGAATCATGTGTCGTCCTTACGGTGCCGGAGCGTTGTCGTAGGTGTAGACGCGGGCGTCATATGGCATGCCCTTGAGCGCGACATTGCCGTTTGATGGGTCGGATTTCGTGACGAGCACCGGGTAGGCCCACTTCGACGAAGGCCCGATCAGCAACTGAGGCAGCGACATGTTTCCGCTCATGCTGGTGTCGGGCACAAAGTCGATATCGGCGACCTGTACGTGGTATTCGTCGATTGCAGTGCCTTGGTAGGGGCCAGAAAGAGAGCCATCAGCACGACTGATGCCGACCTTGTAGATCTCAGGCGCTGACCAGTCGATCGGCTCTGACGACTCCAGCAGGAAACCGCCGCTTACCGCTTGCACGCTTACAAGCTCGGCGCTCTGGCATTGCCCAGGGGTATCGCTGGCCACCGCGCAGAAACTCAGGTAACCCGAGTTCATGCCGGCCAGTTCGGTTTCCCAGGTGTAAGTGTCCTGGCGGAATTTCTGGTGTCCACGACGACGCATGCCGAACTGATAGGCGCGATTCCTGTCGCCCACGCCTGGCAGCTTGACCTTTTCGACCTTCAACCCCGCATCACCCGGCCAGCGGCACGGCACCGTCTCCCAGGCCCATGTGATGTTCGAGTAATACTCGACATCCACGCCGTCAAAGTCATTGAGCGATGTCAGCGGCCCGGCGATGCTGAGCTTCTTGGTCATGTTTTGGGGGCTGTAGGTCTGCGTCTTCGGGCCGTAGGTGATATCGAATACCGCCCTCGGCTCGTCACGCACCAGACTGACCAGGCCGTTCTTGATGGTCAGTTCGGCAAAGCCGCAGGCCAGCGCATCGTTGAGACGATCCTTGGCGGTACTGCTTTCGTCGATTGTCTGGTCATAGGTTTGACCGGCCAGCCAGAAGATCGCGTGGTAGCGCTCCCATTCTGCGAGATCAATGTCCGAATCCTCATAGCCGAGCGACTTCAGAACGTGCAAGCACCACGGCACTATGTCGCGGGTAGGCTCTGCAGGCAGCCAGGTACCCTCATAGAGGACCGGCAGCACGCGGGTCGCCTCCCCGTTGACCTGACTTTCCGATTGCGCAGACAGCCGATCGCCGCCGCGAATCTTCACCGACATGACGGTCATGCCTGGGTAGCTGGTAGGCCGCGTCTGACGCAAGCCGCGCAGGCTTTCCCAGGATGGGCTGTCGACCCACTCGTTGCTGCCGCCACCACCCTTGGCCCGGCGCTTGAGCCTGCACTCTGGTCTCATCGGGTAGGGCAGCGCGACCCGAAAGGTGAAGCCTTGCGCATCCCGCGAGTGACCGGTCACAGATTGGGTCTGAACGGTCCACGCCCCTGCAACATCCTCGTCGCGATACTCGAACTGATGCTCCGAATAGATCGCGTAATCATCACCTTTTCGGCCCAGGCCGATCAGGCCGTTGGCGAAGGTAATGGTGTACTCGATGTGCGTTACCTTTTCAGCCTCTGGCGAGCATGAGAACGGACCGCGATAGCCACCCTCCAGACTGGATGGATCAAGGCTGACCGCGCCGTTTACGGTTTCCATCGCGCTAAAACCGATCCAGTCCTCATCAACCGAGCCCGACGCGGTGAGCCGGGCAACCGTCATGATCGAGGCGCTAAACGCTGTGATCCGGTAGCGCAGGCCGCGCGGCCCAATGGTGGCCAGGCCAGATCCCAGCGCCAGGCCGCTGACCGGTGCGCCGCCGTCATAGTCGAGGGTCATCTGCGCCGGAACTTCAGGTGTGCCGGTGCTGGCCGCAGTGCCGGTGGTATTGGTCGGGCTGCTGCCGAGGATATCGGCGCCGCCAGAAGCAACCATTGTCTCGCCGCCGAAGGTGCCGAACTGAGTGATCAGTAGACGACCGACTGAAGCGCTGGCCAGAAATGGTGCTGAGCCCTTGGCGGTGTTGAAGGCCGACACCAGGCCGGCAAGGTCCGTGGTCGCTGTCGTCAGGTTGACCGCATAGGGCGTAGAGCCGAGCGTGACGGTGACCGACAGCGGCGTCACGTCGAAGTCATAGCGCGCCGGAATGCTCGGCCCGAGGATCGTCGAGGCGGTACCCGAGGTCGGCGGAACGGCGGGCGCATACGGTGTGTAGCTGTTGACCACGTAGTTTCCAGCGTTGGCGCCGGCCACTTCGATGAGCATTCCAGGCACCGGGCCGAGCATATCCAGCGGACCTTGAATGATGTCGCGACCTACCCCGCCATCGACCACGGTGTACGTATACGGTGCGAGTGCGCGAACAACCAAGCCCGTCTCCCAGTCTGCCGGGAAGCTGCCGGCGCCGGCCGGAATTGAAATTGTGTCCCCGTTGAACTGATAGGCCGATGCCGTAGCTGACGGGGTGATGTTGGTCGATATGGTCAACTCAAGCCCTGACGTACCACTGGAACTGGCGCCGACCTCTTTGGCGTTGAACCACAGCATTGAGGCAGTATCGGCAGACACGTCAGCGCCAGGCGCGTAGATCGCCACCTGAGCATCGGCACCAAGGGAAATCAGCGGGGTTTCGCCCACCTTCAGCTTGTTGATCGGAATGTCCACCGCGCCTTCGGACACGTACAGCAGCATCTCTACCCACTTTTCACGCGGCGCGGCAAACCAGGTGCGCGGCTCAGCCAGGTACGATGGGTACACCTTCTGATGCCCAGCTATGTTGCGAATCAGCTCGCCGAGCTTGACCTTGTTGCCCTTGGCGCTGGTCTCATCGAGCGGGCTGCCCTGGGCAACGCCTGAATTCGACGGCATGCCGGGCATCTTCGGCATGAGCAGCTTGGTCGCGGCAAAGGCGCCAACAATCAACAAGGCGGTGATGGTGAACGGGTCGGAACCTTTCGGCTCGTTCCAGATCTGCACGTGGTCGACCGGCCTGAACTTGACCTTGTGCCACAGACGCGTCTCGATCATTTCGCCGTTGATGGCGATGCTGACCGGCTGAGCCTCGCCACGTTTGTACAGCGGGGTTTGCTCAAGCAGCCACGCTTCCAGGGTCATGCGCCGGTCAGTCGTGAACGTGGCCAGCGGCTGCGAGCCGGCCATTTTGTTGGGAAAGAATTCGATCATCGGTAATACACCACTCGTTGATAACGCGACTCGAAGTCGCGCACGGTGCGAATGCGGGGGCCGCCCGGGTTGGTGTCGAGCACCTTCAGCTGGCCGTCCAGAAACACGACCACACCGACGTGATCCAGGAACTCGCCAATCAGTGCCGAGGCAATGGCGCCAGGCTCTGGCAGACACTCTTCCAGACCAGCGCTGACCTCTCGGTATGCCTTGGTGTTCTGGCGCAACTTGGAGCGACCGACACCGCCCAGCGAGGGCAGCAGCGGCAGGCCGAACACTTCGTGCCGCACGGCGTTGACAAGGCCGTAGCAGTCGAAAGCCAGCGGCCCGCGCGCGCCGTCCCGGTAAGGTGCTGACAGGTAATCCGCGATGGCCTTCATATGAAGATCAGCCCGGGCGCGACGGCAGCAGTCAGCTTGTTACGCGGGTGAGCCGTTCCCAGCAGATCGAACAGGCCGCACGTCAGCGTGGCCGTGTCGTTGGCGTACTGCCGGTTAAGCACCGATAGCCGATAGTGCTCTGCCGGGTAGGCCAGATTGCTTTCGAGGTATCGACGCTTCATCAGGACGATGCGCGCCGATGCTGCGCGCGCCAGCTCGATTGCCGCCTGAACCTTGCCGTCGGTGTTGTCCAGGACAATGTTCAGGTTCTGGTAGCCGCTGTTGTCCTGTACGGGCAAAGCCTCTTCCACAGCCATCGCCAGAAAGACGAGCGTGCGCGCGTCCTCTGTTACGCAGACGCGATCCTCGTAGCCGGAGCAGATGAGGATCGGTGCTGCCCACGCAGAGCAGGTCGCCTCGTACGTATCGACGAACAGGTCGTTGCCGACCGAGGCATAGGCGATGTTGATAGGGTTGCTCATTGGGACTCCACGCGGTCCCTAGCAAGAGACCCTCTGTTAACGCATTAGGCACCTTGTGACTGCAAACCGTACTTCTCTTGGTTTACCTGGTGCAGCTCTCGCTCGCCGCGAATGTTGGCCACGTAAATGTCGATGACATCCTGCTCGGAGAGCTGCCGACGATTGACCTGACCCGCGCGACTGGCGTCCTCGATCAAGTTAACGACGGGGGCCGATGACGGGGCATTGTTGCTGCGCCCCTGACTCACCCTCTCGAGCGTACGGTCCAGCTTTGCGCTGGTTTCAGCGGTGGTTACCCGCTCACCCTTCTTGAGGTTCCAGGTACCATCCGCTGGGACGTAATCGATACCGTCGTGCGCCTGGCCGTCCAGAGCTGAGCCCACGGCAACCATCATCACTCCCGCCGCAGCTGTCGCAGCGATGGCTGCACCAGGGGCAACGACAGGCCCAACGAATGGAATGCCGATCGTCGCGGTGAATGCATTGAGGCCGGCCATAGCAACTTGAGCCGCAGCATAAGAAAGCAGCGCATGCCCAACGGATTGAATGAAGCTGGCAGCCAAACCCTTGGCATCAAGTTTTCCGGTTTCGGACCACTCCGTAATGGCATCGGTGAGATTGTGAAAAGTCTCTGCGCCCACACTCTTCATGGTGCCGTAAAGGTCCATGCTGGCTTGGGCTTGAGTGGAGAAACCACTGATAAGTCCCGCTGTGCCGTTTTTCTGTAGCTCATCGAGCCGCCCGTAGTACTTCTCTTGTTTTTCGAGGCGCGCTTTCAGCGCCTCTTCAAGGATTTTGGTCTCGCGCTCGTATACAGAATCGGTGATGTCCTTGTCTTCGTGCCGCTGACGTAAATCCTCAAGCTTGTCTTGATAGTCCTGCTCAATACCGAGCATCTCCAGAGCGCGTAGCTTGGTCTCGTCGGTGTCATAAGCATTGAGGAATGGCGCGTCCAGAGCTCGCTGGTCAATTGTCAGCTGATGATCGATGCTGCTCTGAAACTTCTGGACGTTGCCGTCATCTTCATTCGCTTGCTTTAGTAGCTTGCGCTGATCCAGTTCTTCAGCGAGTCCTTTTAAGCGCTCTTTCTGCTGATTGCTTAGATTGGTGAGCTTTCCTGACTCCAGTTCAAACTGGAGCTTCGTGGCTTCGGTCGCGTCTTTTCGGGCGTCAGTACTTGTGTTGATCAGCTCGATCTGGCGCTGGTACTCGGTGATAGCATCCTCACCTCGTTTGGTTAGTGCTGTCGCGGCAGTGGCTGCGGCTGTAGCGGCCTGTTTCGAAGCCGCAGCGCTTTTCTTCTCTGCTTCAATAACCGCTTCGCTTGCATCCAAGGTTTTCGCCTTGGCTACCAGCAACTCGCCCTCGCCCTCTTTCAGGCCGGTGACAAGACCTGCCCCTATGCGAGCCGCAAGCTTATCGGCGTTCGTCTTTTTGCCCGAGAGCAATATCTGCTCGTCGAGTGTCTTGGCCAGGTCCTTGAATGCCTTTGATTGCTCAACCACCACAGGAGCGGAAAGGATTCCGTTCAGCACATTTATCTGCGCGCCGAAGGCCTCAACCTTTTGGCGCGCTGTGTCCAGCTCGCCCTGAGCAGTGACCAGCGATTCGTTCCACTCGCGCTGACGGGTGTCATTCGGATGATCGCGCAGCAATCGCTGGTACTGCGAAACCGCACTCTCTGCGTCGATGGCGCGTAACTGCGCATCCATCAAATCCTGATTGATGTCTTGCAGAGCGGCAGCAGCTTGATTCTTGGTAAACCCGTCGAACGACTTGTTCAGCAAGTCGACCTTGTTGGTCAGTGATGTGGCCGACTCGTCCGCGTCATCACCACTCAGCGCGAAGTAGGCCAGTGCGCTGGCCGCGAGCAGGACCACGCCTGCTGGACCACCAAGCAGTGCCATGGCAGCCGAAGCGCCACGAGCTGCTACGCCTATTCCTACAAGCCCGGCAGCAGTTGCCGGAGCCACACCCGCCATACGCGCTAGCGTCAGTTGGTAGCGAACAGCTTCGACCTGAGCTGCGGCGAAAGCTACAGCAGTGCCGACGGCGCTTGCAGCAAGGCGGGTGGTGAGAACCACGGCCAAGGCGGTCGCTGCCTGAGCTGTTAAGCCCAGAGCTGTGCGGGCCACCGGTGAGCTGAGGGCGCTATTAACCTCCTCAATCACAGCGCGAGCACTGCTAAGACCGCCTTCCCCGGTAAGCAAACTAGAAACGGTATTGCGTAGCGAATCGAGAGAACCACCGAAGGTGTCACGAGCTGCAGCGGCTGCGCCACCGTAGGTCTCCACGAGCGCATTGAGAATAATGCCTTGGGCGCCAGCCACGTCTCCAACGGACTCCATGGATTCGACGAGTTTCTTTTGATCTTCGGTAAACCTGAAGCCCTGCTTGCCCAGAGATGTAAGCCCTTCGCTGGGAACATCAAGCGCGCGACCGATAGTTTCGGCAGCCTGCTGCACGGTGGTACCTGTGCGGGCAGCCATATCGGAAGCAGCCTGTAGCGCCCGCGTGAACTGAGTACCCACAACGCCAGTGAAAGCAAGAAGCGCCGTCTGAGCCTGGTTGATATCGCCACCGGAAAAGGTGGTGGCCTTCTCCATGGCGTCTGCCATTTCGTTGAGCTGATCGCGACTGAAGCCCGCCGATTCCCCGGTGGACTTCAGCACGGCGGAAAGTTGAGCCTGCTCTTTCTCAGCATCACGAGTCTCGGTGATGAAGCTGGTCAGAACAGCGCCCACCGAGAAGCCGGCGACAGCACCTGCAACTACTTCTCCCAGAGCGGTCCAGGCGAGCGAGGCCATATTCGCAGAGTCGGCAATCCCTTTACCTGACTTTCTGGCTGCTATCTCGGCTTTATCAAGAGGCCCTGTAAAACCGCCAATACGCGCAATAAGATCGAGCGTCAGGGTGCCAAGTGAATTAGCCATCTATAACTCCAGCTATAAAAAAACCCGCACTTGGCGGGTTTAATTTGTGAGATCTATCGACAGAGCGAATCCCAAGAATCTGAGAAATTGGCACCGCCATCATCAAATGCAACAGATGATCGCTCATGCGTGTATATGAACCGTTTGAAACCCGAATACCCTCCAAACCCATTTTTAGCGTTGACCGTCCCGCACGCGACACTGTTGCCGCCTCCGATCGAGCGCATCACCACTTGACCAAAATCTGCGCTGCTCGGATCTTTTAAGCTCTCTCTAACCTTAGAGAACGCTCTCGAAATAACTTTGGATTCACTTTCATTCTTTGAATCGCTTTGAGTTTTCAATCCATTAAAAATCCAAAACAAAAACAAAAAAGCCACCAAAAACAATATCGCAAATTTCAGTATCTTTTTTGCTAGGTGGGTTATCCCACCGCTTGAATGCATACAGCTCGGGCAGACAGCATCATCACTTGGATAGAACGCTGCACACTTTCTGCACTGAATAGTCTTCATGACAAACCTCTCCTCTAAACGTCATGAATCTAACATCAACGCCCAGCCACTCCAAAAACGCACCTCATTGCGAGGCGCTTATTCGTTGCAACGTCAATTTTTATGCCCATGTCTCCATGGCCCGCTCCAGCGTCAATGGCTGTTCCGAATCGTGCGGCATGAAGTCGTAGATTTTGTAACCGCCATTCGAGCTATTGGTGTTGGCATAGAGCGCCGCCAACATTGCCGCACCTCGCTCTATGCGCATGCCCCAGTTGAGTGATCCTCGCTTTTCGCGATACCTCACCCAACTGCGGAACTCGGCAAGACTCAGGCGCTCTTTGGCTTCCGCGATCGTGGCTCCGATCGAGATCGCGATTTCGTGCCAGAGCTCGTCGGTGTCGGAGAGCTCGTCGTCTTTCCCAACTGGTTTACCTGGCCGATCACAGCGAGCAGGGCCATGGACAGGTTGCCATCCAGCGCGCCGCGCTCAGGGTCAGCTTCGCCGGTGATGTCGCCAACGGTGAAGACCGGATTGCCTGCCTCGTCACAGATGCTCACAGCGATGCGGCCGGCCACACCATCCTGCTTGCCGACACCCGAAATCAGATCGCTAACGGCAGATTGATAGCCCAGCGGCCGGACATACACGGTGGCCGTATGCTCGGTATTACCCTGCTTCCAGGTGATTTCCTTCATGACGGGGCGTCCCGTGAACGAGCCTTGCTCCATCAGAGATTTGATACTCAGCTGCATGATTGATCCTTACGGAGTGATGGTCTTGCGGATCCAGGCGGAGCCGCCCGAGCGCTGAATGGTTGCGGAGGTAACCACCACCGTGTTTGCCGCGAAGTCGAACGGGAAGTCGCTGACATAGCCGTCGAACAAAAACCAAGTGCGCGTGGTAGGCAATTGGAAATCATCACCAGCTACGTTGAGCGTCGGTGGTGCAGTGCCATCAGACCAGCCGACCACCCAACTGACATTGCCGATGTCGTCGTCTTCCGACAATTGATGTAGGCGAACGTGAGAAGCGTTGCGCGGGTCGGCATTCAGCGTCAGGGTTGCCTGGCCCGGAGTACGCAAGCCGCGCAAGTACTTGCGAACCTTGTCGCTGAGGCAGGTATCTTCAATCTGGTCAGCGGGGTTACCGCCTGGATTGAACGCTGTCGCGCACTGGATCTCGATTACTTCGAGATCAGATGGGTCGGCAACAGATGGCACCAGCGCAAAAATCTGCGTGCCTTGGGTCAAAATCGACATGGCATGTCTCCAAGTTTCGGGAAAAAGAAAGCCCGCACAAGGCGGGCTGGGGTGAATCAGCGCTGGACTATCCAGTCAACGTCGAAGCTGTAGCGGTAGATCTTGGTGGTTGGGTCTTTCGACTCGCCGCCCCAGCGCACGATGTTCGCCTTTAGCTCAATCGCGTTACGCAGAGCCTTGGCGATGTCCCGCACGGCCGTACCCGTCGGCGCGTAAACGTCGACCTGCAGCGTGAAACCATCAATGTCCGGACGTCCCGCCAAGTAATTCTCGGGGCTACCGGTGATCATCTGCCAAACCGCGTATGGCTTGACCGTGTCCTGCGGGGCTTCACCAAACGGATAAAGCCTGGTCGGGTTCGTGCCGAGCAGCGCGACGACTCCAGCGTCAGCAGCACATACCGCGAAAATGGGTGCAAACATCAACCACCTCCGGAAGCGCGGGCTGCACGCTTGATCGCACGATCAATAGTTTTTTCGTACTCACTCACGAAAACGTTGGTCGCGTCGCTGATGCTTTCTTCCAGCGCTGGACGCATGAATGGATCAGCGGCCATGTACTGGGTGCCGAATTCCAGCAGACGCCAGTGAGGAGTTGGGGAGTCGGCCGATAATTCACCGCCATCCTTGAGGACCGCGCCGTGTTTAACACCAATGCGAAACCCGAGGTCACCGGTTCGTTTGAACAGCCAACCATTCCATCGCAACACAATGTTGTCCGCGATCGAGCGCCCCGTTTCAGCGTCGTCCAGGAGCATGGCGCGGGCCTTCGCATTCTCTGCAATTACGGCAGCAGCACGGCGCAAAGCCGAACGACCACCTTTTCGTTTCATGTCATAGGTGACTGACTCAAGCTTTGCCATCAGCGAGTCAAGGCCAAGGATGCTGAACTCAACTGTCTCAGCCATCATTCAACCCCTTCGCCACCAGAATGGTGAGGTACTCAAGGCCCGAGACGGGATCCGGCATCGGCGGCCCCTGAATGTTGTAGATGTCGCCACGGTGCAGAATGCGCATCGTGGGCAGCACGCCGGCGCGGTACCGGATCACCATGCGGCCGGAGGCTTCGGACTGGCCCGCCTTCGCTGCGATCAAATCACGAGCGCTGAGCGGCTCAACCGAGGCCGGCACCTTCTCCCAGACGGTTTCCCATCCCAGCAACATCTCGCCCGTTTCTGGATCTTGAGTAAGGCCCGAGGCCTGGAAGGTTATCCGGTGACGCAATGCACCAGCGCGCATCAGGCACCCATCCCGACGCGATATGGCGTCAGCAGAGCCTTGGAGGCTTGCGGCAATTCGGTGGCAATGGTGCCGGTTACTACCTCTTCACGATTGGCGAATAGGTGCCCCAGCTTCAACAGGCAGGCCGATTGAATACTGGGCGTGATGACCATTCCCCGTGCTACTCGGGTGGCTGCGTCCAACGCCTCAGAGAGCGAGAACTTCGCGTCATCCATCGCTTCGCAGCGCAATAGCTGGTCATCAATCAAAGCGGCATCGGCCATGGCCGCATCATATTGCTGTCGGGCCACGCTTCGCATAGATGACACCTCCAGGCGGGCAGCATCGAGAGCGGACTGATCAACAAAGAAAGAGCGCTGGAGGTACGCCATCGCGGCTCCCTCAGCGCCATCCAGCTGGGACTGAACAAGCTCCTGGTCCTCCGACTCAGCCAGAAGGTGCTTCATCGCCAGTTCGATGTTGATCACGCTCATAACTACTCGGCCTTTTTCTTGGTATTTGGTTTCGGTTCCGACTTGTTATCCGGCTCCGGAGCCTTTTTGTTTTCGACGGGCTCTGCGGCTTTCACGGTGTAGTCCTCGATCAGCCCGTTGCGAAGTAGCTCGCGGGCATCCAATTCCGAGGCCTCGATATCCGATCTGGGCGGGGCATAAGTGCCGCGCCATTCGAAGCCCTTGATGGTTTTCAGTTTGATATCAGTCATCAGATCAAAAGCCCGGCTTCCCGGGCTTCTCCTTCAGCGTGTGCCCAAGGCCCTTATGGCGTTGGGTCAGTGAAAGGACCGTGGACAAACGACTGCGGACGGTACACCGCCAACGCCAGGCGCTCTTCTGCACGGATGGTCACCATGTTCTTGGTGAAGTTGTCAGCGTCTTCGGTCGAAACCTCGACGTTTGCATCTTCACGGTCGAAGACCTGGGCGGCCATGTCGAACGCGCCGACCATGAACTCGCCCTGCGGCATAGCGTTGGTATCAACAACCGGCAGGCGCCACATGCGAGACTGACCACCTTCCTGCACGTTGACCCAGATGTAGCTGCCGGTGCTGTCCTTCGCCAACTCCATGTCTGCCCAGTCAACCGGGTTGAGGACAATCGCGCTGGCACGATACTCGGCAATACGCACCTGCAAGATGGCCCGGCGCAGCAGGTCAATCTTGGTATCGCCAGCTTTGCGCAAGGCTTCGTCGAATGCGGTGGCTTGAGGGATCAGGCCCAGAAGATTCTGGCCAGTGCCGTTACCGGCCAGGATCTGGTTTTCCTCGACGTACTTCAGGCCGTAAATCGCACGACCATCGATATAGCTCTGCAGCAACGGAACGTCTGCCAGAACCTGCTTGGAAGCCCGAAACCAGTGAGCAATGGTCTTCACGGTGGTGGTGATCAGTTCGAACGACAGATCGGACTGAGGTTTCGCCAGGGTCTCGCCAACCGGCGCCGCCATGTTCTGGAAGCCAGACTCCCGTACGTACTCGATTGCGTTCGAGCTGGTTCGGCCAGGCATGATCAGATCACGAATGGTGAATGTGCGATCCGGCCCCTGGATGATGCCTGGCACACGGGTCGGTTCGATGGCCGCGCCAACGCCACCGGTGCCAGTGGTTGCGCTGGTGATGCTGGTCACCGCCTTGAGGCGCATGCGAGCAACACCACGGCCTTTTTCCGCCAGGCCTTTGAAGTCGTCACCATCGGTGAACTGCTCGCCGATGGACTTGGTGCCCTCGTCGTTGGCAGCGCCGCGGCGGGTGAGCTTCTGCTCAACTTCGTTCAGGCGATCTTGCAGGCCAAGACCATCCTTGACCAGACCATCAAGAATGGTCTTGGTCTCGTCCAGGATCTTGCCGTGAGATTTGATTTCTTCGTTGGCCTTTTCGGCAAACACCTTGATGTCATTGTCGCGCTTGCTCAGCGCGTCCATGACATCCTTCAGCTCCAGCTGATCGCCGGCACGCTCTTTGCGCTGCATCTGACGCTGCTCGGCGCGCGCTTCATTGCTCAAGTAGTTCATGAGTGATTCCTTAAAACTGTGGGAGAGACAGGCCTTGGCTCAACTGCGCATGCAGTGCCTTGGCAACTTGGGTTTCAGCCTGGTCGCCCGCGGACTCGCTCCGGAGCATGTGCTGCAATCCACGGTTGGCAATCACCGCAGATTGAGTTTTCGAGAAGCCTGCCTCACGCAGGAGCAACTCAAATTCAGGAAGCGAAGGTAGGCCCCCATGGGCCAACTTCGACTTGATGGTGTCGGTGCGCGCTTCGTCGTTGGCCGGCACCGTCACAATGGAAATTTCCACCAGGTCCAACTTGGTCAGCGTGCGGATTCGGGTCTTCTCGTCAAAGCTCGACTCGCGCACGTAGTACCCGATCGAGAGCCCGGTGATTGACCTGGACTTCATGCCGCGATAGGCGACTCGAGCATAGGGAGCCTCAGCCAACCAAAGCTCTCCCGCGCCGAACAGGCCGTATTCGTCCTCCTTGAGGCTGGCGATATCCCAACTGCCAATCGGTTCGCCTGTGCTGTGCTGCCACAACACGGGGAAAGTCCGATCCTTCGCCTTGGCCTCAGCAATCGAATCAAGGAAAGCCCCTGGGGCCACCACTTCGTTGTAGCTGTCGACGACGCCGAACACCGATCCGTAGCCAGAAAAAAGGCCGTCATCACCGACAGCCTTAACGTCATAGTCGAATGAGCGGTATTTGACCGCCACCGCCGGGTCTTTTCGTTTCATTCTGGATTACCTTTTGGCTTGTCGTTAAGCCAGTCAATTAGGGCTGAGCGGGCCTGTTGCGCATCACCGGCATCGCCGCCAAGCTTGTCGATTGGCAACATGTTCGACTGGACGGTGAGCTTCGCGGCATTGCCGCCCATGGGCGCAAGGTTCTCCTTGATCCGGCAGTCGTCGCGCGTGTAGATGCCGTTTTGTGTCATGGAGCTGTAGAACGACGCGCGGGCCGCACTATCAGCACGGAGCAGACCCTCTACGTTGAACTTCGCGTAGAAGCGGCGGCGCTCATCAGGGCGAAGCAGGCGGCGATTGATGCTTTGCTCGATCCGCTTCATCCAGGGCAGCAGGGTGAAGCTCAGGAAGCCGAGCATCTGCTGCTCCATGCCAGTGCCCCAGCTGGTGCTGTTCGAGGTATGGCCGACCATCCATGGCGGCGTCCGGAACCAGCGGCAGATCTCCTCGACATTGAAAGCCCGGGTCTGCAGCATCTGCGCGTCCTCGGGCGTCATCGACACCTGCTGATACTTCATGCCCGCCTCGAGCACCATGGTCTTGCCGGTGTTCACTGCTCCCGCAAATTTCGCAGCCATGTCCTCGCGGATATCTTCCCGCTGGGCCTTGTTTAGTATTTGGTCGGTCGACAAGACTCCGCCGAGCTTCATGCCGTTGGCGAACATTTTGCTGGCCGACTCATCAGCCGCCATTGCGGCGCCGAACACGTTGCGCCCCATAGCCAGTGGACTGAGGCCGCACATGGGGTCCGTACCGAACCCCCGGGTATGCATCATCTGTTCATCAAGCAACGTGTGGGATTTTCCCAAGGTGTCGATGAACCGGTATTCAATCTCTCCGGTGCTGAGACGCCTTGGTGGTGAAACGGCCTGGGGGAGAATGAACTCGAGCGACGAAATCTCCGCGCCCACCCTGTGTGGCTCGTTGAAGCTGTTGCCGCTGAGCAGAAGGCTCGCCACAACGCACTCCCAAAACTCCACCGGGGTTTGGTCGGCATTTGGCTGCTGGCTGATAACCCGGTGCACAGGGTGAGATGACGCCACCACCGGCACACCGTTTTTGTCTTCGTACAGCGCGATTGGCAAAGTGGCCAGAGTTTCGGCAATCAACCGAACACAGGCCCATACCGTGGAAAGCTGCAGCGCCGTTTGCTGGCTTACGGTTTTACCTGACGCTGAATCAGTGCCGTAGAAGCCGTTCCAGAACGCCTTGTCGCCGAGGCCGATTCGACGGCCCACCCAGCCAGCCAATGAGGATTTGACGAGGCTCGGCTCTGCCGATTTGAACATTGCCTGCCGCAGGACAGACTTGAGTGGTTTAGTCACCGGTCAGCCCCTTTCGGATGAAACCTGCGACACCCAGGAAGGACGCGCCGCCGGCGATGAGAGACCATCCAGTGCCGGCCAAGACGAAGACGCCGGTAACGAACAGGCACAGCGCGGCCACGGCCGCTGCAATGAAGAGGACCAGGCCTGTATCCATGGGTGAGTTATCCAACAATGATTGGTTTCGAAAAGAAGTCGGTGATGTTGCCGCTGTTGTCGTTGGCAAGAATCAGCGCCCGGCCGATTGTCATGATCAGCGCAACGGCGCCGTCGATCTTGTTGTCGTCGCCTTGCTTGATCGGACGAACGACATCGTCGTTGCCGGGCATGTTTTTGCCGATCACATTGGCGATGCACCAGGTCATGATCGGATTGCCGTCATGATGGAACCGGCCGGCGGTTATGGCCGCCTCGAGCTCCTTCATCGGATCTGACATGTTGGTGTAGTTCTGCGTTATCGTGATCGGATTGAAACCCTCGTCGTCAAGGTCGTGGCTCAACCCCGTGGCGCCGTGCGGGTCAATCGGGCACTCGCGAACTGGTGCCTGGTGGTTTGCTTCCTTGGTGTCTTCGAAGATCTCCCGGTAATCGATCTCGGCACCGTCAGTTACCTCCAGATGTTTGGAGTTAATCCAGGCCTGGAACCTTTCTGACATGCGCTTGTTGTCGCTGTCATACGCGGTGTCATAGGGCACCCAGAACTTCGGCGCAATACTGTAGTAGTGGGTTTTCCCATCGATCATGCGCCAGAACAACCGTGCTCTTGAGTTCATGTCCAACTTGCGCGCCAAGTCGAATCCGGCGATCCATTCCTGACCCTCGAACTGTTCCAGGGTCAGCGTGGTGTCCTCGCACGACTTCCAGTCTTCCATGTTGAAGAAGCCGGACTTGGCGCTCACCCACAGGTTCAAGTGCTTCGTTTTGAACGTGTTGGTGAACCTGGCCGAGCGAATCGCCCGGGCCTGCTGGCTTTCCAGGTACTCCTGGAATACTGAGACCCCATGGTTCGGATTGGCCTTGGCCAACATCTTCGGATCTGTCCAGTCGTCACCTTCATCGAGCGTCCAGATCCAGCCGAACAATTCCTCGTCGGGCACAGTGCCCTCGAGCATCTCGATCACCTGGCGGCGCTTGTCGTAGCAAGGGCCCTCGATGTCGGCACCGGCGGTGGTGATGATGAACATCAACGGCTGACGCCGGGCGCCCATACCGGTCAACATGGTGTCGTACTGGGCTGAGGTTGGGTGTTCGTGGTATTCGTCGACGATGGCGCAGCTGGGCGATGCACCGTCGCCTGGGTTGCCGATCAGCGGCTCGAACCGGCTGAAGTCGGACGGGATGTTCATGTTGGAGGCGTTCACCTCAATGCCGGCGGCCTGCACCAGCATCGGTGACTTGCTGACCATCAGCTTCGCTGGGCGGAACACTTCCCATGCCTGCTTCTCGGTGGTCGCGCCTGAATAAACCTCTGCGCCGAACTCGCCGTCGGCGACGAACATGCTGATGCCAACACCGCCAGCGACCACGGACTTTCCATTCTTGCGCGGCACTTCCCAGTAGCTCTCGCGGAAACGCCGGTGCCCACCCTTCTTCTTGACCCAGCCGAAGGTGACGGCCAGGCCGAACAACTGCCAAGGTTCCAGGGTGATGAGCTGCCGCTTGAACGCCCATTCGCCCTTGGTGTGTGGCAAGAGCTGGATCAGCTTCAGCTTCTTCTCAGCCTTGGCTGGATCGAACTTGAAGCGGAACCCCCGCTTGCGGCTGGCGGCTAGGTCATCGAAGTGACGCTGCACTGCCTGGTGGATGTAACGGCACGCTGGCACCTTCCCACGCAACAGAGACCTTCCCCACGCCATCGCCTTATCGACGTTGGGGTGAGCGGACTTGGCCATTTAAGATCTCAGTAGTTGGGCGAATTCGTTGGTTTCTTTCTCCTTGTTGCCGCCTATGAGGCGCGTGCGGCTGGCCGGATCAAGGCCGAGCATTGAGCCGAACGTCACCATCTGGCGCATCGTTTCGTTGGCGGCGGTCAATGCCGGGTTCTTCATGGGGCCACCCATGGCACCAGCCACTACGATCCCATGCTCGCGCACTGATTCCTGAGCCATGCGCCAGTTGTCGTAAGCAACGCAGAACGCTTCAACGTTGTGCAGATCGGTGATGGCCACAACGTTTTCACGAAGCAGCTCCGGCACAACCATGCGCCACATCTGCGCGGCGCGATCGCTCAGCCACTCGGGCGGATCAACATTTGTGATCTTCGAAAACTCGGGCTCGGCCTTGTTGAGCGCTCGCTTGCCAGGATTCCCGGCGAGCAATTTCTTGGCCGTCGGCTTGGGTTTGCGACCACGGCCGGCGACCGTGGCGGTGCCTCCCATCGCGCAACTCCTGGATTTTTAATTTCGCGGGTGTGAAAAAACGATTGAGGGCGCGGTCTAGAAGCAAAAAGGCCCAGACTTTCGACCCTCCCCCTCCCATAGACGCGAATCCGTCTCATTTGGTCCGTTTTTTCTGCTTTTTCCGGGGTTTTTCTGCTTTCAGCGCCTCGCATTGCCGAATCCGCCGTCTTCGGCGGCCGTTTTGGCCGAATGGCACGGACCGCACAGGCTCTGCCAGTTGGTCTTGTCCCAAAACAGGGCCATGTCGTTCTTGTGAGGGATGATGTGGTCGACATCGGTGGCCACGACTACCAGTCCGCGAGCTGAGCAATGAAGACAGAGCGGATGCTTGGCAAGGAAGCCAGCCCGAGCTTGCTGCCACTTGTAGTTGTAGTGGCGCTTGGTGCTGCTCTCCCGAGGCTTGGCCCTGGCCGCGCTATTCAGTAGGTGAGCATGATCATCACAGTAGCGAGGGTTGCGGGTCAGCACGTTGCAGCCCTGGGCGTTGCATGGCTTCTGCGGCCTCAGCGGCATGGCGTGCCATCCATGTAGGTCAACGGCATAGCATCAGGGTCTTCCCCATCCTCATCGGCCAGCGCCTGAATCAGGAGTAGTTGCTGCTCGGCCATCCTGTTGAGGATCGCTGTCTGCTGCTTCTGCTCGGTCAGGACCTGGGTCAGCAGGCTTTCCAAGTAACTCAGCTGCTCGCTCATACGCAATGCCACTCCACTTCTTGAGCCACTCACGCCGGGCGGTGCACCCGCTGCAGGCCATGACTCAGGCCTTGACTGCAAGCTGCATGAGCGCAAGCGTGATACCAATGACCGCAACATCTGACTGGCTAGCGATTGCCAGAGCCTGGTCCTTGGCTTTCTCGACATCGGCTTGCTGCTCGGGCGTCATTTCACTCACGATCCCTTTTAACTCGTAGTAGTCAGAACGGTCACTCATAGCTCGTTACTCAACTGTGCAGTGCGGCCAGATTGACCGGGCGAATGCTAAAGCGCCCTCATGATCGAGGGCGCACTCAAGGAGAATCATGGGGAAAGGCTTGTAGCCTGGGGTTGTGACTGACCAGTTCTTCTTGGACATGCCCTTACACGAAGCTGAATGCAGTCACGCCCAGAGCAATGATCGCGAAGACGATCCAGCCAAGAGAGGAAACCGCTTTGGATGAATTGGTGTTCGATGCCATGGTGATTCCCTCGTCGCAGCGCGCGACACGATTTGATGATTCGCGAAACGTTTCGCGGATTCGGTTACTTGTTCAGCTTCGGTTGCAGAACGACCCGGGCAATCATCACCAGGAGGCCCAGCACGCCATAAGCAATCGGTGGCAGCACCGCCTGAAGCGATGGCATCAGTTGCTCAGCCACGCCAAGGGCAGCGATTGCACCACCCGCCTGAACGCTGGTCATGCTCAGCGCTTGGTTCCAGTTGTCGATCAGTTGCATGGTCATCCCCTTTAGATGGTGTCGGCTTTACGTTTGGCCCAGCTCGTACCCAGTTGCCGCACCTGCTCAACGCCCAGCACGCCGACGAAGCCAGCGGTAGCGAATGACCAGGCGATGCTTAGGCCGAACTCCTTCACGGTCAGACCCACGACCATAACGATCAGGGCGCCGAGACTGGCCTCGATGAGCTTTCGCCACGGGCTGGGCTCTTTGCCGTCGTACTGCACTCGCAGCCAGGTCAGGGCGAAGGTCAGCGTCATGGCGAGGCCGTTCTCTTTCAGGGCGAGCAGGACCAATGCCCAAAACGTCGGGTCTTTTTCGGGCATCTGCATGTCTCGTTGTCCCGGTGTCGGGCAGTTGAACGGGTCCGGCAATCCACGCCTTCCTCATCCGCTCGGAGCAAAGACGGGGGCGTGGGTGCCAGATACGGAAAAGCCCCAGCGAATGCAGAGGCCTGAATAAAAAGGCCGTCAGGTGGCGGCCAAAGGAGCAGCGAGGGGAAATCTGTACATCCGGGAAAGCATCCACTCGGGTAGCTGCTTTCCTCGGTGGTACAAAAAAGCCCGCGGCATGTGCGCGGGCTTTTTCCATTGCGACCAGGCGTATTCAGCAGGGAGTCAGGGCGACACCGTCAGAGGCAGGCTTGGCCGAGGTCATCACGAAGTGGTTGCTGGATGCGCGCAGGTTACTTTTCAGGCCCTGCTCATCGGACTGACTGCCCGTTCGCCACATGGCCAGGGTCAGGTCCAGTCGCTGCATGGCGACACCTTGCGGCTCGGACATGGCAGTCAGGCACCGCTCGACCATGCGGATCGGCTCAGCGATCGCGCCAATCGAGAAACAGGACAGGCAGGCGGCGAACGCCAGCCCCAGGTACATCGTGAGTCGCTTCATCATTCGGTATTCCTCGTGGGCTGGCTTTTCTTCGAGCAATAAAAAACCCCGCAACGGTGGCGGGGTTTCTGGTGTCTCTCTCATAACGCGCAAGATCGACATGATGGGGTTAATTTACGGCCAGTCGGCCATCACGGTCAAGCGGCATCGAGAAAGATTTGTTCCTGATCGAAGATCTCGGTCGCGTGTATCACCGCGGCCTCTTCCAGCTGCTCAAGACGCTTGTGGATGCCCCCCCGCCAGTTACGACGGGTGCGCTCTGGCGAACCCTCAAGGTCCCAGGTGTTCATGTCGTAAAACTCAGCAGGCAACACGATCATGTCGGTGGAGCGCTTGTCGGTCTGGACCCCCTTGAGCTTGGGTATCGCCCAGGCAGTGAGCGCCTTATAGATGAACAGTTGTGGGGCCGGGGAAACCATACGAGCCACCAGGCGGCCAATGGCGGCAACCTTGTTGGCCTTGTGTGTCGAGTACTTGGCGACCAGCACATCCCACTGGGCTGGCTCAAGCTGACGGTGCAGGAGCGCGTAGAGGCAGCAGTCATAGTCGAACTTGTCGCGCACTGACAATGAACTGCCGGTACCGCCTTGGCGAAGGTCGGCATCGATCAGCTTCTGCCAGCTTTGCTTGGTGCTGTTGTCGATGTTGTCGGCGGCCAGTACCCGGACCAGTGTGCCCATTACGTCTTTGTAGATGCCCATGGCGTTCCCTCAATCCCCGGTGAAGTTCGATCCGCCGGCACCGCGACGGTTGTTCTGTTCGTATTGTTCGTGGGCGCCGCCGATCACCTGGCGCGCTTTGGATATCTCGCCCAGGGCGTCCCGCAGCCGCGCATTAAGCACCTGCACAACATCGATAAGCGGCAAGGTCTTCAGGGTGTGCCCGCACACCCAGCCCGAGGCGTGACAGTTCTCGCAGGTCATTTGATGGAAGACTCCGGTGTAAATGCCGGTGCCGCGGCAAACGTTGCACTCAACGATAAATTTCAGTTCGCGGCGGAATGCAGGCCCGTGCGACTTCTTTATTTGTTCTTTCACGACTGCTCTCCATTGCCCATGGCGGTGTCGATGGAGCTGTCCACATCTTCTTTTCGAAAGCGGACACTGGAAAACCAGATAGGAACACTCAGATAGAAACTATGTACGGATTCGCTCTTGTCCCTAAGCCATTGATACCGCGCCGCATCCTTGCGCAGCGCATGGATTTCGGCGATCAAGGCCAGGAGTGCTGAAGGGTTGGCAGCGGCGATGAAGGCAGCGAAAACCTCACTACTCACTTCTGGCGCTACCGGAACGACCACGCTCATCTCACAGGAACCCTGGCGCCCTTCGACGTAGTTTCCTTGTTCGTTCACGAGTGCCCCCACTCCGTATTCGCCCGTATCGCCGTGAGGCTCATAAGCCCATGGAGCGCCTGGGCTTTCAACGCTTGCCGCTTCAGCCAGCCGTTTCAGTTCGGCCAGGTCGGCATTATCTGTCTGAATACCCATTTTTAAACCTCGCCTATGGTTGATTCTTGAATGGCCTCGCAGGCCTTATGTTCTGCGGCTTCCAGCGCATTACCGGAATCTCCGAATCTAAAGCCGGTCAATCCGTGAATCAGGGCAAAACCCTTCTGGTCTAGATGCGCGTGCCACTGTTGCAAGGCATCACGCTTGCGCCCCATCACGTCCGACTGGATGTACACCTTCACGTTGTGACCCATCGCGTGGTTGATCAGCAACTCACCGATCAGGTGGTCAATGCCGAGGTCTGCCCAACCGGTACGGGCCACCTTGCGCAGGTCGTGACTGGTCCACTCGCCCTGCCCCAGCCGCGTGAATACAGCGCACGCCTGGCCTTCACTCAGTGCCTTGCCATTGCGGGATGGGAACAGGAACTGACCGTCGTAGCCACGGGCGTATTGGCCTTCGCGGTACTGGACCAGCAGCGCGCAGACTTGCTCGGTCAGTGGTAGGTGATGCTCGACACCGGTCTTGGTGTGTTCGGCCGGAATGAACCACTCACGCTCGGCCAGGCTGATGTGCGACCAGCGCGCCTGCCGGGTTTCGCCGATGCGCGTGCCGTGGCAGAGCATCATCAGGGCGAGCATGGCATCCAGCGGCGCGGACACAATGACGGCGGCCAGTTGCTCAAGCAGGCCCGACAGCTGCACCCCACGCAGCCGCGAAGGCTTGATCCCGACCTTGGCTTTCGAGAAGTCGTTGAACTTGATGGTCGCCATCGGGTTGGCCGAAATCAGACCCAACTTGAACGCTTGGCGAAAGGCCAGGGCCAGCAGTTGGAACACCGAGCGCACGTAGTCGATGGAAATGCTTTCCTGCAACGGCCACATCAGCTGGCTGTCGAGTGTCGCCTTGTCGATGGCAGTCAGCGGCAGGTCACCGAGACGCGGCATCAGGTGGCACTTGATGGCAGATGCTCCGGTCTTCTTGCGCTTGCTCGACAGGTTGCGGTCGCGGGCCATGCGTTCGGCGTACCAGGTCAGCAGTTCACCGGCGGTGATCCACTTCGACAGGTTGGCACCGGTGCCGGCCTCCAGGCGCAGGCGAATCGCCGGGAGCGCCGAGACAACCTGCTTGGCATTGAGGTCGGGGAAGCTGCCGATGAGGTTCCACTTACCCTTTACCACCAGATACCAGGATGCCCGGGCGCGGGCCTGGGTGAAACGCAGGTACAGACCGCGATTTTCGATGTCGCGCAGATCCCGCACATCACCGGTTGCCTGCCGCTTGATCTCGGCGTCGCTGATCTTGACCGCGGCACTGCTCATGCCGCCACCACGGTAGGTGCGAGGCGAAGGTAGGCGCGGATCTGCTCCATCGCGTCAAAGTGGCCACGGCACACCACAGCGAGATAGCCCTGATCATTCAGGCGCCGAATACAGGCCGCCTGGCTAGCCGACACGGCCGCAGGATCGATGGTGGCCTTGAATTCGATATACAGGCCGAAGTAACCCCCGCGAGCCATTGGCAGAACCAGATCAGGAATACCCGCCTTCACGCCTTGCTGCTTCAACTTCAAGGCCACCAACTTGTGACGGTGACCGCCATTCGGAACGTGGTAGATCAGCTCGAATACTTGCGGATAACGCAGCTCGATCTCGGACAGCAACGCGGCTGGCTCCTGGCCTTCACGGTCGACTGACTTGGCGCGCACCGGCTTCTGCTTGAACTGCTTCATGGCGACCGGCGTCAGCAGAATGTCGTTCATGCCTTCTCTCCTGTGGTGATGTCGATTACTTCGAAAGTGCTAGGCCACATCAGGCTGCCGAACTTCTCGGCGGCCGAGTGATGTTCGAACAGCGCTACAGCGCGATCTGGTTTGTCGGTGAGATCCCACTTGTAGGCGCAGCAATGCACTGCGTACCGGTACGCGGCCGGGTCAGTTGGTGCGAGATACGGGTTAGGCACGGGCACCTCCCAGCGTGGCGCGCAGTTGAGCAAGTGCGCCCTTGCCGATTTCCGGCGTCACCTTCGCCTCGACCCGCGCCGGTAGTGCCTTGGGCATCGATTGAAGCGGAAGGCCGGCCAGCAAGCGGCGGATGGTGATGGTGTAATTGCGATCGAACAGTTTCAGGCTGAGCGCCGTGTCCAGCTTGTTCAGGCTTTCGAAGCCGCACTCCTTGGCCGTGTGCCACACCGCGTCATGCGACCACTTGCCCTGCCCTGCCATACCCGGATGCGCGTTACGGCAAGCCTCCCGGTGTGCAGCGGAAAGCGGGGGCAATCCCAGCATTTCGGGGGTTGGCTTGCACCACTCAATGAACTGGCCAGGGCTTGGGATGAAGTCGCCGGGCTGTTTGCGAACCTGAGTCATGCCGAAATCGATCTGACCCTGAGTGCAGACACCTTCCTCGAGAAAGGCCTGAAACCATTGGCGTTTCGACGCCTGGTAGGTTTCTTTGTCTGGCCACGCTTGGCGCCATGCCGAGCGGATCGAGCGCAGCTCCTTGAACAGTTCGTTGATGGCCATGACCAATGTGCTGTTGGTTTCAGTGGCTACTGGTGAAGCGTCTTCAGCGGCGATGAACTCACCGGACTGGGCTTTGGTCCACAGGCCCTGGGCAATCACAGAGACGGCTTTCATGACTTCACCCCGTTCTGCCATTCAGTGTCTTCATCGTCAAAGTCAGAAGCAGGGGCCAGCCTCGGCTTGAGCGGGGTCACATTCGAAGCGGCGGCCCGAGCTTTGTCATTGGCGACCCACTTGACCAGCATGCCCACCCATTCAGCCTGGGTGTTGACCTGATGTTGAGGTTCGTAGTGACCAGTGAATGCGATGCGAACTTGCTCAGTGAACAGGTCAAGCGACAACCCGCGGTGCAAGGCGTAGGTTTTCAGCAGTGTGTGGTCCGGCACCCAGTCGAGAGTCATTTCGCTAGGCATGCGAGGATCGACGGCCTCCCGCGCAGAGAGAGGTTCTTTATTCTTCTCTAAATCTTCTTTAGGTAACGCACCGCTAACGTTCGCAGCGTTACCTTTGCCGTTACCGGCCTTATGGTTTGCCACGCGCTTTGCTGTGAGAAGCCTGTTTTTAGCGGTTTTCCCGTTGTGACGCTCGAAATGCGGAAGGCTGATCACACCCTCAGCCTCGATCATCCAGGCGACTGATTTCATGTGTTCGCAAAAACCTACAACGCCGACAAGTCGATCCAGTAACTTTTTGCTAACGCTCGGAGCGTTACCATTTTCGGTTTGCTGATCGAACCATCCCCACACGCGCATCAACTTGCCAACAACTGCGTCGGGATCGATATCGGCCAGGTCTGCGATCTGGCAGACCTCGGGCTTGTCCAAGGTGGTGAGTTCGAACTTGATCCAATCTCCGGCCATTACGCGGCCTCCTGCAGAAGTTCAGCAAGGCGGGTAAGGCCTTTCGGGGTGACCATTGGGTCGAATGCAGCTCGCTCGATACCGGTTTCCGGATCAGGCTTCAGGGCTGTTACTTTGTGGGTCATGTGACCGGAAGAGATGCGCGGCTGATAGGCAACCCAGCGCTTGCAGCCATGGCGGCGGAAGATCCACCGATGCTGCTCCAGCCATGCAAACAAACGCGCCGGAGCCATACCAAGCTGCTTGGCTGCGTCTGTGATGCAAATGGCACCGCCCGCCGCGGCCAGGCGCTTGATCGCAGCGACCTTCGGGGCTTGATCTGAGATAAGACGCTGAAGCTCACCATTCTTGTCTGCCAGGTCGGCGGCAAGACGCAGGGCTTCGGGAAGGGATTGCGGGATCGTGACGACATGTCGTGACACGTTTTCCAGTTCGCTCAAACGTGTCACGACACGATGACGAAGCGGGATGCTGTAACCGGTGAGCAGAGTTTCAGTCAGGACTCGATCGAGGTGGAATTCGGCTGTGTAGCCTCGCCCATCCTTTACCTCTTTGAGATGGCGCAGATCTGCGCCATCGTCTGCCAGCGCCTTGCGCATCACTCGGATGTCACGAATGACGTCTTTGTGCTGCTTGCCGGTGAGGTCAGCAATCTCCCGGCTCGACATGGTGACCGTATTGCTTGGAGCGACGATCGTGTTCATAATGGCCCCACTGTGTTTTACAAGTTGTTGAAGAAGCCGGGTTGCAGCCCGGCTTTTTTGTGCCTGCGATTCAGGCTGCCTTGAGCGACTCGCGCAGTACCTGCAGCGCTTCAATCGCTTCAAGAATTGCTTTCTCGCCCTGGGCTTTTTCGTGCTGGCTAATGTGGTTGTCCGCCGTGGCATCGAAGATCAAACGGCCTACGTCACCGCACTCAGCCGAAAGGTGACCGAGCGCTACCATCAGCGGCTTGGCGTTAGGTTTCTCGCGAGCAACCAGGTCGAACCCGAACGGATCAGCCAGCGCCGACAGAGGGCGCATGTCACCGGTGTGCAACAAGATCCCGAACAGATGTTCGATGGTCAGGTGGTGAGCGTCGTTATCCGGGTTTGAGCGTTGGAGCAGGCTCACATGCGGAACACCCATCTTGGCGCTCAGCGACTTAGCTTCGTTGTCCTTGACCGCGTCGTGGCAGGCCCGCAAGAACTTGTCCATTCGTAAAACCTCGTTTCTGTTTCCGTGGTGGCGTTATGCCAACCAGGAGATCATTCGTTCATCAACTGATCAGGGACGAGCCCATGACCATTTCTTCTTCCAGTCCCGAAACAGGGACCAGCGACAATCTTGAAATCTGCAACCGGCCTACCTTCCCAGCCGTGCGGTCCCTAATGAGGGCCGTTGCTCATCGCTTGGGAGCGAAGGCAATCACGTTGCTGTCGAGCGGGATGTTGTCGCTTGCCGCCTTCTTGAGCCCCGGCATAGCCAGCCGCAAAATCTGCGAGGCCAGCTCGTCCGGGGTAATGCCGATCTCCGACGCCCATCGCGCCAGGTCTTCCGTGTCGCCCTTCCGTAAGTCAACTACTGCACTGGGCATGAATCCCTCCTCTGCGGCCTGCTCAGGCCCGCCTTTTCTCCAGCTCAAACGGCAGCTCTCCGAGCGTTCGCTTGACCTCAAGCGCGGCCTCGATGATTTCTCGGCTAAGCACGCTGTGTTGCAGCTTCATGTCGCGGGCAACGTCCTTCAGCTCCTGAAAGACTTCATCATCAAGGCGCACCTTCACCTGGTGCTCGTGCCGGTGGGCTTTATCGTCATAGGCCATAGGGTTACTTCCGCATTCGGTCTTGTATCGGGAGTCAGGATTAAGCGGCGTGACTTGCATTTCGGGGGCGCGCCGGAATCGGGCGGATTTCATTCGCCTCGATGCGACCGTTATCAAGCAGCGAGATTTCGATGTTTCTTCCCGACCTAACCATCTGGGAAATCGCGCTCTGATTAACCCCGAGAGCAGCAGCCAGCGCCGCTTGGGTGCCGTGCTTTTCGAGATATTCATTCAAAGGAATTTTTTTCATGGAATTTCCACGGTTCGGTATCTGCCATGGATAGTAGCAGTGCTACTTATCGCGAGCAACAAAATACTAGCACCGCTATTTGTGATTTAAGCAGCGGTGCTAATACTCTTATCGGTATGAATAAACGACGCCCTTTGACCCCCGAAGAAAGTGCTGAGAGCGCCAGGCTCAAGGCCATCTACGAAGAACGAAAATCTGCAGCAAAGGCTTCTGGAAGAAGCCTTACACAGGCCGATGTTGCCGAGGCGTGCGGCTGGTCAGGGCAAAGCGCCTTTAGTCAGTACGCGACTGGCAAGGTGCCGCTGAATGTTGAGGCGCTGCTGAAGCTGGCGAAGGTCCTTGAGTTCAATCCAGAGCAAGTCAGCCCACGCCTTCTCTCTCTTGTGAGTCTCAATTCGGCACCGAGTGATGCTGTTGTCGGCAGATCTGCCGAGCTCGTCCCAATGAGTATTTGGGACGAAAGCACACCGCTTGACGACGATGAGGTTGAGGTTCCGTACTTTGCTGAAGTCCAATTAGCCGCCGGAAGTGGTATGACACATGTTGTAGAGGTTCCAGGAAGGAAGCTGCGCTTCTCCAAATCAACGCTGCGTGAGGCCGGGGTCAACATCAATGACGCCATGTGTGCAAGGGTTCACGGCCGAAGCATGGAGAGGATGATTTTAGATGGGGCGGCGGTCGGCGTTGATCGTGGCCAAACAGACATCATTGATGGCGAAATTTATGCCTTTGACCACGAAGGCATGCTGCGAACTAAGTATCTCTACAAGCTCCCAGGCGGCAATGTTAGAGCTCGCAGCGAGAACCATGAGGAGTATCCGGACGAGATATTCACCGCGGAGCAAATGGCAGAAATCCGGATTCTAGGGCGCGTTTTCTGGTGGTCTACAGTCCGGCGAGCGCCTCGAAGGAGCTAGTACCAATTCCGGTGATCCGCAGGCTTTACCGCATTCGCGATAAGCCACGTCTGCCGGGATGGCCAATGGTGGCCGCGTGCCGCAAATGGTAGATTTGTGGCTAAATTTTGGAGGGATACCATGAAGCTAAAAAGCATTGGACTGTTCTTGCTTGCCGCCACAGCACTATCAGGTTGCGTTTCGCAGCCCGTGGAACCGCCGCCAAAAATCCTCCCTGTGCCTACATGCTCTTCAAAAGATCAGTGTGATGCAATGTGGACAAAAGCCATCGAAGAGGTTCAAAACCTTAGCGGGATGAAAGCTCAGATTGCGACAGACTCCTTTGTGCAAACGTTTAACGGAACTGGCAGCAGGCTAACCGGGACAGTAAAACGAGTGCCTCAGCCTGATGGAACAACTGCTATCGAAGCGAGCTTTTCGTGCCGTTATACCTGCGGAAACCTACCTTATTCCGCACTGAATCTGTTTATTGTCAACGTCAACAGCGCAGGCGCTGGGTTCAAAAACTCCAAACCCGACGCTCGTGACAACCCAGCCATTGCGGAGGCGCCCATGACAAAAGAGGCGTACCAAAAGGCACAGATTCAAAAGCTTACTGATCTTAATCTTCCCTATGCGGAGTACCAGAAAAGGTACAAAAAGATTATGAGCGAGTAACCGTTCATTTCAGAGCGAGCCCGCCGAGTGCGGGCTTTTTTACGCCTCAACAAAAATATATTAGCAGTGCTATTTACATCAAATAGCAGCAGTGCTACTTTTGCTTCGTCGCAACGCAGTCCCCACATCGGGACCAGCGAGCAGACAGGGTCAAGTGGCCTGCCGCTCTTTAACAGCCAGCGCAATAAACAACAGACCGCACTGCCTCTACCGGCGACCGGCGAGCAGACAGGCCCGAAAGCCTGCCCACGACAGGAACAACCTGGACGGCTGCTCGATGGTGAAACGCCAAAACCGTGTGAATGACCCGGCAAGCAATGCGCCCCGCTCCTCCAGCGGCAATAGGACGGACAGCATCACTGAGCAGCCTTCTCGCGAGGGCTGCTTGGGATGACAACCGACAGGACACACCCCTCATGAAGCACTCAGCAGCTGTTTCCCTTCTCGACCAGTGCGCCACCAACTACGAACGCAACGCGGTCATTCAGGAAAAGGAAGGACGGTACGACGACGCGGCAAACAGCAGGACGATCGCCGCCGACTACCGGCAAGCGATTGAAACGCTCCAGGCTGAATAAGCATCACTGCTGCACCTTGGCGACAGGGTGCATCGGGATGCAACCCAACCCAGAGGAATCACCATGTTCGGCAAACTGTTTGGCAAGAAATCCGGCGAAGCCCGTCAGGCCCTGGCCGTGATGACCAACCGCGACCTTATGCAGGCTTCGGTATACGGCGTGTTCTACGTCGCTTCCGCTGATGGCGACATCGAAAAGGAAGAGATCGAGAAGATCGAGAAGCTGATCAACAACTCGGCTGCCCTGAAAGGCTTCGGTGCCGAGCTGAGCAACACCATCGACCGGGCCAAGGCCGACTTCAACGACGGCGGCCCTCGCATCATCCGGCAGAACGCCGAGAAGGAGCTGAAGGACCTGGCCCACAGCGTCGACGACGCAGCCACCGTGCTGAACTTCATGCTGACCGTGGCTGAGGCTGACGGCGACATCGAAGACGCCGAAATGGTGGTGCTGGAGAAGGCCGCCAAGATCATGAATCTCAACCTCAAAGACTACCTGTAGTCATGTTCGGCAGGCTCAGCAACAAAGCGCGATCGCTGGCCGCCTACGGGCTCGCCGGCGGGGTCGTCTTCGTCGATTCAACCAGCCGCATCCTTTCGATGGTCGGCGACCTGGTACTGGTCGCTCTGCTGCTGATGGTGTTGTTGATCGGCAAACAAAAACCGTAGTCATCACTTCTGCCCATTCAATGAGTGGGCAGCGGGATGACAACCCGACAAGCACGGAGCACCAAATGAGCGAACAAACACTTCAACAGCTTCTCGCTGAGCGCGTCACGGCTTTCGCAGCCAGCGATAAGCCGGTCGAAATCATCGACGACCACGTCAAGAAAATGTTTACCAGCGTAATCGACAGCTGCTTCGGCCGTTACGGCGACATGGGCAAGCAGGTCGAGGAAGCTATCAAAGCCGCGCTGCCAGCCAATCTGACCGAAATCTTCGAGCTGACCCGCTACAACGCCATGATCGCCTCTGCGCTCAAGGAAAAGTGGGAAAACAGCGGCGTCGAGGCAGACATGGTGCGCCTGGCACAGCAGCAGATCGACGAAGTTCTCAACAAGGACGCAATGCCTGAAGTGATCAGCCTGCAGGCCCTGATGGAAGCCTTCGTCGAGGACCACAAAGAGTCCGCCGCAGAGGAACACTGGGAGCATCCAGATATTCGATTCCAACCATCTGACTACGGCGGCCTGCATATCTACTTCGACAAAAAACCCAAAGATCACGGTATTTCGAGCTACTCCAGAAGCTCTGAGCGCAGCGAATACACGCTCGACAACGCCATCCACATCAGCTTCGACCGTCACGGCAAGGATCGGGACGAGAAGGGTCGCGAGGTTGGAACGGTGTACTCCGCCAAAATCGATGGCGAGAAGATCAGTCAGACCCTGCGATTCCGTTCTCCATTCGAGAAGATGGTCGCTGCGCTCTACTTCGGTAAATCCAAGATCATCGTCGACTGCGATGAGGATGAGTTCAGCTACGGCATCTACGACTGAACAACCAGCGCCACAGAGGCTGCATCGGAATGTCGGCGGGTCATGAAAAAAGCATCTCCAGAGCAATCAGATTGTGGCGAATACCCGGACGTCGATTGCAGTAAATGGTGTGGACCGACATTCCAATGCAGCTTCGATAGGTGGCCACTGCCTGCCCAGTGAGCGAGCAATAGGAGGATGACCATCATGAAATAGACCATAGCCCGAAGATCACAGCATCTTTGAAAGGCCCGAACGTCCAACGGGCCTTTCTTTTGCCCCGCCTTTATCCGTCAGCACTCTCCCCTGCGCCCAGCGGCAACCAGCAGGCGGCCCGAGTGCTGACGAATACACGCAACCCATACCGAGGAATCAGCCATGCAATCACTCCTGCAGCAGCGCTTCGCCGGACTTCAGGCCCTGCGCCTCCGCTCAGTAATCGCCACTTCCGAGTTCTACTCCATGATCGGCAAGGAACAGCCTGCGCAAGAGATTCGCTATCAGGTCGTCACCAAGGGCAAGGCGTATCACATCATTGAGCTGGCCACCCGCAAGGTGAAGGGCTTTCGCTGGACTTGGAAAGAAGCCGTGAACTTCGCCCAGCATCTGGAAGCGCGCGCCGACGACATCAAGCTCTCGCTGTCAGGGGATCGGAAATGATCGGTAAACCTCTTCCGGATCCGCGCGCCGCCGCGCTGGCCGATATCGAACGAAAGATTGCCGAGTTCTTCGGTTCCGGCGGCAAGCCAACCGAGGCGCAAGGCTTTGAACCCAAGCGCCCGCCAGCACGGTCCAACACGATCGATCCTGAAACGGTGCTCAATCGCCGGCGGCCTTCTCCAACCCAGGCGGAGCGTATCGCGCTGCGGCGAATCATGGAGGAGCTATGAGCAAGCGCAAGGCAAACAACGGCTTTGCCCGCGCCGAACGAAGCTGCCGGGCCTTGCTCCGAACCAATCATGTCGCGGTCGTGAACATCGACCCAAGTGGCGCCCAGATCATGGCGAACTGGAAAAGCTGCCGGCAAATCCGGAGCTTGGCGATTGCCAACGCTCTGTTCGACTTCTCCTACCGCTGGACGATCTACATCAGCGCCATGTGTCGAGACGAGCGCGGCGGTGAGTACGTCAAGTCGGTGGAGATATCGCCGGAGGGAATCTACAAGGTCGAGCGACTGACGGATGCCATCGAGCATTACTACCTGGAGCTGCGGAACAGCTGCAACCCAAACCACTTGGTTGCGTCTGGATGGATCGCCGTTCCCGCGGAGGTATCGCTTGAAGAGACACAGGCCGCGAAGTTGTTCTACGCCGCCGGGGCCTGGCATCAGGTGAAGGTTGCAGCATGAAGCGCCTCAGCAACCAGGTGCGCCAGCGCCGACGACAGACATGGCTGGATCTACCGGCCCACGGAATTGAAGAGGCAGGCCATGGCCAAGAGCAACGCGGATATTCAGCGGGACAAGCGAGCCAAGGAGAGAGCCTTGCTCGACCGGATCGGCGCCGAGAAACGGTCGCTGATTGTGTCGAAAGCGCTGGCTGATGCGCTCCAAGTGCTTGGCGACCGCCACGACTTCGAGGAGTGGCAGGAGACGGTGTCGACTTTCCTGATCAACCTCGCCGCTGCGCCCGCCGAAGAGTCCGCCCGCTTTGCCAGCATGTCGCGACACGAAATCACGATTAGCGAAAACATGTCGCGACTTTTCCACCACAAGAGCCTGCTGATGATTCAGCAGGATCCCGGTGACCAGGTGATTAATCCTGTCGCCACTTATTCGTCCCAGGCCCCCTCATAGGGCAGCGCCCCCACGACCGTCTGACACTCTTCAGCCGCGCAGATCACAAGGGCTATGGGTTTTGCAGCGCCAGTCATGTGGCGATCAAGAATAGTCACGAAGTTCATGCCGCGGCATCGAGGGCACTTCGGTTTCCATTCATCGTTCATTTTGATATCGGCCATCTGCTTTCTCCTTGATCCGACTCCATGCCGGTCACTCGTAATACCCCACCATCAACCAAATTGCCACTGTCGCATCCGGCCACGGAGGGCGGCGCCTACCCGAGGTACTCGCAATGCCTGTTCTCCACAGCATCATCCATAAGATCGACAAGAAACCCGACGGCAGCCCAGCCATCCTGCACCATAGTGGCGCTGAGTTGGCGGAGAGCCAGGCTCGGGACGACCTGATGCACCAGCTCAACGAAAGCTACAACGCCAAGCAAGGTAAGGCCTGGGGCTTTTTCCACGCTGAATCTGGCGCCTTCCCTCTGAGTGGCTGGCTCAGTAAGTACATGGCCGGCACCAATACCTTTGTGGATTTCAGCGGCGACGCCGTCGAGCATCTGACAAAACTCATGGAAGAATCCAATCTGTCCATTGGCGGGAGCGCCCTCTTCTGCCACTACTTGCAAGGCATGACCGACTACTTGGTCATTGCCCTGCTGCAGGAAATTGAAGCAGTGATCATGACCGAAGGGCTGACGCTGATGCCTATTCGGCGCCTGGATCTCGACCACATCCATCTGGCCGCGCGAATAAACCTCAGTGATTGGAAGAGCAACCCGGCATCCCGCCAATACATCTCGTTCATCAAGGGCAAGAACGGCCGAAAGGCAAACGATTACTTCCGCGACTTCATTGGTTGTCAGGAGGGTGTCGACGGCCCGGGCGAGACCCGCACTCTGCTGAAGGCCTTCAGCGACTTCGTTGAAAGCGAAGACCTGGCCGAAGATTCTGCCCGCGAGAAGACCAGCACACTGGTCAGTTACGCGATGGCCCAAGCCAAGTTGGGCGAGGCGGTCACCATCGACGAGTTGTCGGAGTTGCTCGATGAAGATCAGCCGAAGAACTTCGCAGACTTCATCCAGGCCAAAGACTACGGGCTTTCAGCCTCTCTGCCGCCGGACAAGAAGACCCTCAACAAATTCCGGCGCTTCACTGGTCGCATCGATGGCTTGTCGATCAGCTTTGAACAGCACCTGCTTGGCTCGAAGATCGAGTTCGACGAAGCCGGCGGAACGCTGACACTTCGCAGCCTGCCGACCCAACTCACCGAGCAGCTCAAGCGCGCAGCCGCCTGACACTCACCGCAACGCCGCGCTCTGGTCGGAGGGCGGCGCTTGACTGGAGGTAGCCATGAGCATCCCCGTGAACGCCTTGAAAGATGATGAGCTTTTGCACTATGCGGCGCTTGATCCTGGAGCCGCCGCTGAGCTCGCCCGGCGCATTGCCGACAACAGCATTGACCCGAGCGCCGAGCGTGAAGACTTGCGAGAGGATATTCGCCAGCTCGAAAGCCGTATCGAGGACAGCGACGACGAGCTGAACAATCTTCGAGATGGTGTGGACGAAGCCTGCACCTGGATCAAGCGAGCTATGGACCCGGAAGATCGGGAGCTTTCACTGAATGCGCTACTTCAAAAAGCGCTCGACTGCCTGGAGTAATGCCATGAGCACCTTTGCCGTATTTGGAATGAATGAGCACTTCGCCCGCGAAGAGGCGAAGCGCAAGGTTCGCGACTTCAAGATCGAGAAAGGTAAGCGGATCGAGCTTTCAATGAGCCAGTGGCTCCAAGCTGTCGAGGATCGCGTGATAAAAATTATGGACGGAAAGCGGGTCGCGCAGCTGAGCAGTATGTTTGACGCCCCCCAGTACGCGGCCGAATACGCTGAGCGGATCCGCAAGCTCGGGCGCTGTCGCGACGTCATCATCAGGGCGAAGATCAAACTGCCGCAGAATGACTTGAGAAGGAAGTCGCCCACCAGGCTTTCGTGGATGGATTACTCGCCGGAATCTACAGCGGCCGCCTGACCTGCCCTCACCTGTTTCCCAGATCACCTCTCCATCACCCGGGCATGCCCCGGCATAGGACGCCCCATGCCCACAATAATCTGGCGACTCATCGCCAAGCTGCTTGCGCGCCCGGCCATCGCCGACTGGCTAATCGCCCGCGCCCAGCGAACCCCGTACCTGCACATCATGTCCGCCGACGGCACCGAGATGTACATGGGCCGATGGTGGCTGTTCAACCCCTACTCCCGCACGACGCACAAGCCGGCGCTCTGGTGGTGCCCGTGGTCGTTCCGCATCCACCACATCATGCGACCGGACGAAGACCGGGATCTGCATGACCACCCGTGGAACGCACGGACCATCATCCTGCGCGGCTGGTACGCGGAACAGCGGCCGGCGAGCGATGAGTGGAAAGAGTCCTTTAAGTCCTGCCTGATTCCAAATCCTGATCCCAAGTTCGTCAATTGGATCACGCACGATGCCTGCGAGTGGATCAAGCGTGACCAGGGCGACACCGCACAACTGCTGCACGGCGAATACCACCGCATCGACCAGGTATCCCCCGGCGGCGTCATCACCCTGTTCATCACAAGCAAGTGGCGCGGTGATTGGGGTTTTCTGGTCAACGGTGTGAAGGTGCCTTGGCGCACCTACACCGGCACGGACAATTGAAGGGGAAATTCAAGGTGAGCGAGCCAAAAGTGATTTACCTCGGTCCTGCCTGCGAGGCTGAGACCGGTGACAGCAGGACCTGGGCAGAGGATAACCCTTGGCCTGATTGCGAATGCGGCCACCGGCCGGTGCAGTACGTGCTGGGCGAAACCTTCGACCGGGTGGTTGCCGAGCGTGATGCCCTGCAGCTGCGCCTGAACGAAGCGGATCAGCGTTTCGACGATTCTCAGGTAGAACGGCAGAAGCTGATCGACTACGGACGCAGCCGCGGCCTGGATGAAGCGTCGACATTGTGTAGCCGCATGGCCTATGACACCTACTACCCGGCCGGCTCCCGCTTCAAGCACTTCGTGCCGAAGGCGCATGAGCAAATGGGCAACCTATTGATCAAGGCTGCGAACGCCATCGCCGCCCTGCCGGACGGGCCATACGACCGGTTCAAGGCTCGGCAGCAGAAAGCAGCCGAAAAGACAGCCACAGCCTGAAAGGAGTACATCTGTACTCCACCCGCAAAATTACTTCCTCCCCCTTCAAAGTCAGCCGCTATAGCGGCAAGGACGAAGTCATGCCTGAAGAAAAGATAACGTTCGTGAATGGTGAACCGGCCGAGTGCGGATGCCGGATGAAATTCAGCTCTGGCGGCGGCGAATACTCCGACGTGCTCTACGTGATGCCATGCGCCACACACAGCCCTAAACCTTTCGGCCCTGTGGAAGTGAAGCGGGATGAGGATGGCTGGTGGTATCACCCAAACATCCCTGACTTTGGCGGCGGAGAAGATCCTACCCCCTACATTGCCTGGACCAAGGAACAGGGGCTTGAGCTGAAAGGCTGGCACCTAGGTGACGAACTTGACGGCCACCCTTACGAGGACGGCGCCTGCCATTGCAACGGCTGGAGCCCTGAATCGCCTGGTCCTGAGTGGTTCCTGATGGGGATCTTCGATACCGAGGATGGGCCATACGTGCAGTGGGCTCGCCGCGAGGTGGCGCCATGATCATCGATGACGTAATGACCGACAAAATCACCTTGCACGGTCTCGGCTTTGTTCAGATTCAGCTCCAGGGAAATCAACGCATGCACGTCTGGCACCCTGAGTTGCCGCGCCGGGCCTGCTTCGAGCACTCAGCGATCCACGACCACCGTTTTAACTTCACCTCCCGGGTGATCGTCGGCACGCAGTTCAACCACCAGTTCGAACTGGTGTGCCACGACGCAGGCGAGTTTGTGCTGTTCCTGCACGAAGGCGCACGAACAGCCGGTGGTGGACGACCATGGACACCGGACGGCCGTGCCGACCTGGTACCGGTCTGCACCTTCGGCGTGGCCGCCGGCAACGACTACAACACCCAGGCTTATGAGTACCACCGCACCGAGCCCGGAGGTGACGGGAAGGTGGCGACAATCATGGCTAAGCGCGGCGAGTACCCAGCCGGCGCGCATTCCACCTGCAGGTTCGGCGTCCAGCCCGACACGGACTTCGACCGGTTTCAGTGGTCGCCAGCGCAACTCTGGGAGGTCGTCAGCGATGTGCTACTTGGCCAGAAGGTGACCCCATGATCTTCGCCCCGCTCTACATGCTCTGGCTCATCTACAAGGGGCCGAGGCGATGAAACCACGATCGAGAACGACCACCGGCGCGAAGGTCACTATCACCCTGGAACTTTCGAACCTCGGCAGCTGGGGACCTGATTGCACAACAGGCCAGGTCCATGACCAAGCCAGAGAATCTGCCATTGGCCGATTGAATCGGTTGTTCAAGGATCACCTGGACAGCACAAAGATTGTTGGCCCGGTGATAGTCGAAGCCGTCACCACCTCCCTCGAAAAACGCTAATTACCCCACTCAACTCTTCTGCCGCCATGCGCGGCACGGAGCATTCATGAGCAAAGTCACCCTGGACGAATGGGCGGCGGCCGAGTTCAAGACGCCACCCAGTCCCAACACCTTACGCAAATGGGCGCGTGAAGGCCGGATCGCACCGGTACCGGTCAAGCACGGGCGCAACTACTATGTAGAGTCTGACGCCCACTACCAAGAACCTGACCAGCAGCCCGTCCGGATCGTCGGCGGCAGCCTGATCAGCAGAATAGAGAGAGCACGCAATGGCGCCCAGGCCGCGTAACACCGGGTCAAAGGATCTTCCGCCCAATCTCTACCGCAAGACCGACGCCCGCAACGGCGTCACCTATTACACCTACCGCGACCCGATCAGTGGTCGCGTGTTCGGTCTGGGCAAGGACAAGGAGGCGGCCATTCGCGAGGCCGTCGCCGCCAACCATGCCGACGCACTCAAGCCAACCCTGACGGAACGCATCAGCACCCCGGCGCCAGCGCCGGGCAAGCTGTTCTCGGAATGGCTGGTCGAATATCGAGAGCTGTTCGCCGAGCGGAAACTGTCGGCCAGCAGCAACAAAAACGTGGGCATGCGGATCAACCGCCTTGATGCGGTATTCGGTTCGAAGGGGATCAAGGACATCACGACGATGGATGTGGCCGATTATTTGACCGGCATGGCTAAAGAAGGAAAGGCGCAGATGGCCCGGGCGATGCGCTCGCTGTTGCGAGACGTGTTCGTCGAGGCCATGGCCAGGGGATGGGTCGGCGCCAACCCGGTCGAAGTGACGAAGGCGGCGCGTGTGAGCATCAAGCGCGAGCGGCTGACGCTGGAGCTGTGGAACGCAATATACGAAGAAGCAGAGAAGCCGTGGCTGCGCCGTGCGATGGAACTGGCGGTGCTCACCGGGCAGCGCCGCGACGATATCGCATCGATGCTGTTCAAGGACGTTCACGACGGTTTCCTGCACGTTGTGCAGTCAAAGACCGGTGCCCGTCTTCGGATCAGTACCGAGATTCGCTTGGAGTCTGTCGGTCTGGACCTCAATCAAGTGATCAAGCAATGCCGCGATCGCGTTCTGTCACAACACCTGGTGCATCATGCCCAGGCACCGGGGCGGGCTAAGGCTGGCCAGCCGGTGGTGCTGGACACCTTGAGCTCTGCGTTTGCGGAAGCTCGCGACAAGGCAGGCGTAAAGCTGGGGATAACTTTCGGGCGGCAGCCACCGTCCTTTCATGAACAGCGCTCGCTGGCAGCACGCCTCCATGAGGCCGAAGGCCGGGATGCGCAGAAACTGCTCGGTCACCGTTCGGCCACCATGACCGACCTGTACCGCGACAGTCGAGGCGCTGAGTGGATCGACGTGGCATAATCGATGGCTGAATTTTTGGGCGATATTGGGGAAGTTTTGGGGAAGAATTTAT